AGAGTCTTTTCCCGGTCAATCGAGCCGTCTGCCTTGTAGAAAATCGGTGTTTCTGCTCCCCCAAGGTAGTCTCTGAGCTGCTGAAGAAAATCTTCGTCTGCGGTCTTGGCTACCTTGTGGTTGAAGGATTCGGTTGTGTTCATGCGCTGGCCCTCCTGAGCCATCCGTTCAAATACTGGGCTTCATCCGGGCGTGCTGCCGCGATGTCGCGGTAATGCGCCGAAAGCAGTTCCCGGTATTTATCCAGAAACAGAATCGGATTAATGGCGTTGATAGCGTTTACCGTGAAAGTCCCGGCTACTCCGTCGGTGTGAACTTCCTGCCCGCAGAGGTTTGCGCATTCTTGGGCCAGCTTCACGGCCATGTGCACGCCCATGTTTACCGCCGCGTCCAGCAGCTTGTTGGCGACATTCTGCGAGAGATAGTCATAGCCACGGATCGGCTGAAAGTAATCCCGTCTGTAGATGTTGGCCGCTTCTTCCAATGGAAGGTTGGCAATATCCAGATCGGGATAGGCATTCTGGGAAATGCCCCAGCGCGTCACGCCGCCGGAATCGTTGGTTACTTTCCCTGTCAAGCCTGGATCTTCATGCTTCATCAGGAACTCGAAGGCAGGAGCAAATTGGGTTACGCTCATGGAATCCTCACGATCAGCGGCGAGAAATTGGCCTTGCAGGTTACGCTCTGGTCAATCTCTCGTTTGCAGTTGTTTGGGTTGTAGCGGATGCGCAAGGGAATACCGTCAGGGATGCGGACTGGCTTCTTTGGCGCACAGCCCAATGAGAGCAAGGCCAGCAGAGCAAGCACTGAAAGTTTCACGCGCCTGCCCCTTTACTCTGCCCATTGGGGTAAAGAGTTTGTACCGCAGTTGGTTCGTATTCATCTGGGTAAACGATGGTTCCGTTAATGTGGCGATGCGGCGGGAAGTTCTTTAGCACGGCCTCAAATGTTCCGAGGGCGCGGCTGACCTTGCTGCTGATTAACAAGCATGTCCAAATGACGGTTGCGGCCATCGCCAAGATGGTCAGAAAAGTGGTTACGTGAAATTGGTAGTCGGTCATGGGTGGCGTTTTGTCCTGAGTTGCTGAATCAGGCTCGCTTAATTACCATTCCCCGCAGCCTTCCGAGCCTCGGCAGATGATGCTTGGGGGGTTAGTCCGGGCAGGCCGGGGAAAACGACCTGTCCGGGCGCTGGCTAAATGAAGCCGTTATGAATGTAGGTATGAATGCCATTTATGTAATCTTCTGTTTTTGCGCACTCAGGGCAGACGTAGCTCACGTATCCGTCCCAGCCCATCGGCTTGCGATGTTTCCAGCAGTAGTTGAAGAAACTGCACAGCCAGTTCATTGATTATCCTTGTCGATGTAGCAGCGTTCGCTGGGAATGTTTAAGTCTGAGCACACCCAATGCCACCCCTTCGGGGCGTCAAGGTAAGGCTTGCCGTAGTAATCGCGCATCAGTTGTTCTTCTGCTGGCGTGGGCTGAAACTTCGGCGCGTGTTTAACTGCACAACCGCAAAGGATCACGGAAAAGAGAATGAGTTTTTTCATGGCGAATATTGGGCGATTGCGTTTCTAGTTGCTTTGGGGCAGAATGTTCCGGCTGAAAAGGAAATTGAACTCTCCTTTAGCACGGAGCGTTTTCAATGTCCTGTTGGAACGCTCCGATTCGAGGAAAAATAAATGGAAATTTGGAAAATAATCGCTCTCTCCGTCATTGGTTCACTCTGGCTTGGGTCAATCTGCTTTGTCGCTTGGCTCTATCCTAGGGATTACAACATCCTGCCATTTCGCAAGAAGCGTTAGAACGCCACAGCCTTGAACACAATCACATCATTCTGTGTGACTGAAGTTGATGTAAGGGTGCAGGCCGTGGTCGTGTTCGAAGTCTGTTGCAGTAGATTGGCCCGCGTGGTTTGGTCAAACGCCTCACAAACCCAGCCATTTGGGGCCGTTATTCCCGGCGTAATTATGAATGTGCTGGCCCCGGTTGTTCCCGTACAAGTCGCCCTGCCTACTGATGATCCTCCGGTTTGCGTGCTGAATGTGGCACATGCTCCAGTTCCCGTAAGGACTGCTGCTGTTCCGCTGGAAATATAAGCTCTACCTTCAAAACTACCGAGGGCATTCCCTGGCGTAGTTGTATCGGCACTTACTATGCCCGCAGCGGCACGCCCGGTACAGGTGTCGGTTGTGCCATTAGGATCACCAGCCGAAGCAAAGCAGTGTCCATCGGTGCTGCCCACCCTCGGCCCCGCTGTACCAAAAGCAATATGAGCCGTTCCTAAAGTTGAGACTTCCATTACTCCACCAGAACTAAAAAATATTCCGGTGGTCGGCGCTGCCAAATCTCCAATGGGGGGATTCCCAGCCGTTCCATTGGGGTACAAATCAGCCTGTGAGGCTGCGTTTCGGAATCCGTGAATTATGGTTGCCGTGCCTGCGTTCGTCGAGGCCCTGCCCGCTGCGTCCACTACATCATCTAAAAGCGTGTGACTTACTCCTGAAGTGATTTGATATGCCTGCCCACCTGTCCCCGTATCAGCCACCAGCCCATAAACCGCATTCCAGTTTGCAGCACTTGAACTGTTGCCAACGACTAGGAGGGTATTATTTGCCACGTTTCCGGAAGCCGAACCCGTAAGACCGTAAATCTGGTTCTCTGTCGCGAATTTCGTGATCGACATGCACGTTGTAAAGAAGTGACACGAGAGGCTATAAAATTTATTGTCGTTCGTTCCGTTCGTTGTGAACGCGCCTAAATTCGTAAGCTGAAATCCTGTCTCAAGATTGAGCGCCTGCACGGCAACAAAGGTATTCCAGTAGAGGGCAAAATTAGTTGATGCCATCATCCGAAATCCAATTTGTCCCGCCGTCAGAGTTCCTGAACTGGTCTGACATTGCACGCCAAGAATGCGATTCCATTTGCTGTCAGCAGTCGTATTCTGCATGTCTAAGCAAAGCGCGGCTGCATTGGTGTCAATCTGCACCTGTAAATCTTCGACTACTGCCGTGGTCGTGGAATCAAGCGTGATGCATGCGCCTGCCCCAGTGCAGGTGATCGTTGTGGCAAACTGCCCAGCCCCAATCAACTCCTGCCCAGATTTGAGTGTGATGTGATTTGCGCTCTGAGCGTATACCCCTTGCGAAAGAAAGAAATGCCCACCACTCGTACAAGTGTTTAGGACGGTTTGAATGTTCTGGCTCGGTGCTATCCACTTATCACAGAAGTTTACCTGTAAAGGATTGGTGCCAGTGAATGCGGCGCTTGATCCCGTGAGTGCCCCTGTTACCCCCAGCGTTCCCCCAACTGTGGCAGTGCCGGAAATCGAGCAGTTTGACGGATCGCACGGCAATATCTGGTCTGACAGCGTTGAAGCTGTTAGCCCTGATCCGTAGTAAACATAATCGTATCTTCCAGGCTTCGCGTAAAAGTGGTAATTTCCCAGCCCGTCTGCCGTCACAGGGTTTGGACTTGTGCAGACGGCATCTGAAGCCGATGAGCACAGGCCCACCAAAACAGACGGTGGATTGCTCACTGAAACATTGCTTGGAACCGTACAGGGGTGGACGCAAACGGCAACAAAGGCTCCCGGAGCCGGTAAGCCGCTTCTGGCCTGTACCACGCCATCAAAGCGCGCATTCTGCGCATAACAGTCTTTTACCTGCAACAAAAGCAGGATCAGCAAAAGGCCAAAAATAGCAGACCATGAAAGAGGTTTAAATAGGTTTCTCATAAGATGTTCTTGATAATCTCCGCTTCAAGCAGTTTTGTGGCCCCGGCAATGTCTCGCTGAGCAGTGAAAAGTTGTGATAGGGTTGCACTGGTTAAATCCCCGGCGACCAACTGAGAAACGGTTAATTGCCCGTTGGCTCCTATCGCTAAAACAAATGTGGGAGTGGTATCGAGTGTTGGCATCTTTCTAGTCGCCCGCCTTAGCGGAGCGGTGCTTCAATCCTTTTGTGGCCCTGCTTAGAACGCTTTCCAGATTGTCGTTGGTGGCAACTTGCGGAGTTTGTTTTGGCGGTCTGGCCTTCGGGCCTTCGTCAACTACTTCCTCACCTTTTGGCCCGCGCTTAATGATGCGGTCGTACGGCCCTGCTTTTGCGTCTACGGCATCCACGCCAATCAACGGCGTTTCTTTTCCGCTGCGGGTATCAATCCGGAACCGCTGTACGCCTTGAGATTTCTCACTGGAGACTCTGTTGATTGCTTCCTGTGAAGCTGGGGACTCTCCAGAACCGTTGGTATGAACTGGACGTTCTACGCCAATTTCACCTTTGGCCTTTGCGACTAAATCGCCCTTTGAAGATCCCGGTACGTTGCGGGCAAACCAATCACGTTTTTGCTGTGAAAATGCGGAACGACCGTGGTTCTCAAGGTCTTCCCGCATCTGCTCTTGAATGCCTTTGTCCTCAAGCGAATCAGCGTGTCCTCTGAATTGCTTGGGCTGAATAACAGACGGACGCTCCGGAGGCCACACGGCGGGCTGCTCTGCTCTGGCGACTGGCTTAGCAGGTGCTTGAACTGGAGCTTCGCCAGAAGTTAGCTGTCTCTCTGGCCCAATTATCTGGCGCGGTGTGACCGTTTTTGCATCTTGAATCTGCTTGCCGCTTAATCTATAAGGCGCGGGCGATGCCTCGGCGGGTGCCTCCCCGGAAGGTACAGGCCCGGATGCTGTACCTGCTCCCACTGGCGGGGCTTCTGGCTTGCTCCATATCTTTCTGATCTTCCCCGGCGCTTCAGCCAGTTTGTTGAATTGATTTAATACCGGGATTCCTTCATTGATTGCCATGCCCGTTTGTGCAATCTTGCGGAACGGGATTTTCATGGCGTTAGGGTTTAAGGTTTTTGCTCCGGCGTACATTCCCGCAGCGTCTCCTGCGAGATTCGCATAATCCTCATCAACTCCTAGCCCCTTCAGCCCTGAAGTGACGCCGGTTTGAGCAGCCACAGCGGGAGCGGCATAAGCCATCGTTCCAGGATTAGCAACCGCCATCGGCAAAGCTACTGTCTGTCCAATTCCGCTGATTACTTCATGTGCTCCGCGTGCGGGATGATCCGGAGCGATTGCGGCTCCATGAGCAGCATTTAACGGCCCCAGTACGGCTCCGCCCATGACATCTCCGGCGGGCTTATGATCCGCTCCCATGAAATCGCGTACTTTGTTCTTGAAGCGGTCAATAGAAGCAGCCCAGCCAGTTTCAGGCGGGCTGATCTTTGCGTTCTCAAGGCTATCTGCTACGCGGTCGCGTGGCTGTTCATCGTCCCATTTGATCTGGGGCGCAGCCTTAACCGCAGCATCATCCCAAGTTATTTGCTGAGTGCTCACAGGAGAGAATTACTGAGCGACGAGTCTGCCGCCCTTGACTACAACTTTTGTTCCGTCCGGTAATGTGCCGGTGCGCCCTTCTTTAGAACCTTCTGGCGCGGCCCCTAAATCTTTCGGCTTAGCGTGTTCTGGTACTTTTTCGCCTTTGGCGCGTTGTGCGTCTTCCGTGAAAGTTTTGCCGCTATTTCTGGCATCAGAAATGGCCCGCTTCATAGCATCGGCACCATTCTTGAAACCATTTAGTAGTGAATTTGCAGAGGCTTCCACGTGCTGAGCGCTTCTCATGCCATGTGATGACTGTTGAACCATCCCAAGCCGGTCTTCGATGCCTTTCAGCGCGGCAATGTCAGGGTCATCGCTGCCAAGCCATTCTTTTGCTTTCGTCGTGCGCCCGGCGATTTTGCCAAACAAATCAGGACGGCGATTTACGATGTCTTCTAGCTGATCGAGATTCTCGTTTAAATTCTCAACCAGGTCGGCCCGCTTCTGTTCATCGGCGCTAGGCTTATGTGTGAGCTCTCCATTGACCGTTTTGCTTCCATCTGGAACAGTCATTCCCGGCTTTAGTTCTATGACCTTGTTGTCTGGCCCTACTATCATCTGGCGGGGATCGTGCTGCGGCGCTTGCCCAGCAGTAGCCCATTCTTTACGAGCCAATAGTCGATTATGGGCATTATCTGGAGCGTTGCGATCTTTCAGCCAATCTGAAAGGAATTGATCGAAGTCGTTAGGCGTTTTGTCTGGCTTTGTGTCCTGTGCCGCCTGTTTCACAGCGGTATAGGCTTCCATGTAGGAGTACGGTTTCCCGGTCTGCGGGTTCACGCGAGGCCCGCCATTCTCTCCGGTCATTAAATCGTGGATGGTCTTTTCTTCTGGCGTTACGCCTTCTTTTGGCTGTGGGTTTCTGAGAGCATCGGCATGGGCTTTGGATTCTTCTGCTTTGGCGTTCGCCTCTCCCGTTGTCGCGGTTTCCTGTTCTTCTTTGAATGGTGCTTCATATTCGGAGGTCGCAGCCTTGTACTTCTCTTCCGCTTCTTTCTCTGGGCGCACATTGAAATAATCATTCAATGGCTTAGAGAAGCTGGCCATGATATGACCGAACTTTGACCATCCGTGAGGCTCTGGAGGCGCGTAGTCTTTCCACTGCGGACGCTGCGGCCCGCCAACAGACGGAACAGGGGCCATATCTGCCATGCTCTTGAATGTTGGGCTGGCGCTCATCTTTACCGGCGGAGCGGAAGGATTAACTGTAGAAACGGGTACAACAGGCGGAACGTCCGGAGCAGGAGGCCCGTATTCCTTCGTTGCGGACTGAGGCACAGAGATAGGCGGCACAGGCGGATAATCACCTTCTTTCCGTCTGCGTTCCTCTTCTTCTTCCGGACTAACTACAGGCTCGTAATCAATGTCGGCCATTACACCCCCACTCCGGCAGCCTTAGCGCCAAATTGCGCCCAGCCCAATGCGTTTTCGTCGCCGCTCTTGCCCGCAGCTCTTGCGCTCAGCGTTGACGGCCCCAATCCGTACATGTGTTCGGCTTCTTGCTGATCCTGAGATTTCAGATTGGTCAGGCCGTACATTCCTGCTTCCTGGTTCTTCATTTGTTCTTCTTGCAGCTTGGCCGCAGCGTCCCCGGCTGTTCTGCCTTCTTCCAGTGCCAACTGGTCCTGCCCAGCGGTCAAATTGGAATCGTTTCGCGTAACAGCAGCATTGTTTGCCTGCTTGAAATTCATGGACTCGAACGGCTGGGTTGCTGATCCCATTTCGCTTACCGTGGCCGCGTTCTTGTCCTCGGGCGACAAATATCCGGTATCCATCAGTGACGTGTATCCCGGAATTACTTTGCTCTCTAAAGCGTTTGCAGAGCTTTGGGACGCATCGCCAACGGCGTTGGTCTTTGCAAGGTTTTTATCGGCTGCCTGTGATTGCCCGCGTGCCATTATTTAAGCTCCATGAAGTAATGCGGCCATAACGCTTTCTTCCATCCAATGTGCATCAGAAGTTTTCCGAAATGAGGCTCCAGAGACGGCGGGAGGAAAGCTCCAACATCGTTAAATCCTGCTTTACGAGCTGGGATCATCAATTCCCGATGAAGCATTAAAAGCTGCCCTAAACGTCCTTTTTTGCTGCCCAATTCAGGATCTAAAAGCATGTACGTTTCAGCCGTTTTTCTCAGAAACGCCGCCATGCTCAGTTGTCCATCGACTTCAACCACGGCTGATACCAGCATGGAATTCCAGTCAGGTTTCTCGTAATCGAGTTTCATTCCAGCGTGCATCGCTTCAATCGCTGGTTTGTCTTTTTCTTCAAACGGTCTGACAATGATGCTCATGTCTGATCTGGCCTTGGCGTGCTTGTCCTTGGTGGCGGAATTTGCTTTGGATTCGATCCTGTATTAGGTGATGTTGTTTGCTGGCTTGGTGGCGGTGTAGTCGTTGGAGATTGAGCAACTATCGCGTTGCCTGCCACGATTGGAGCGGCATGGTTGGCGTAAGTCTGGATTTTCTGTAATGCCTCACCAGTCTTGGGATCGTCCTTAAATATCCCTCCGAGATTGGGGATAATCAGAGGCACGCCACAGCTCCCACAAAATCAAATCTCATGGTCTTGTTTTCCGGGATCTCTTCCTGCTCTTTTTTGTGTGTTCCGCAAAGCACTGCTATCAAGTCCCAGCTGGTAATCTCTTCCTTGTCATTAAAGCGCGGCTTTCTCATGCGCCACTGCGCCCACTCTGGGCATTTGGTGCAGGTCTTCATCATGCCGATAAGCCTCGAACCGGAATCGCAGCATTTTTCCTTACGCACAGAACAAGTTTTTCCAGTTGAAACCAACTTCCCACAACGGTGTTCGTTCCGATGTTGACAAAGAACCTCTCGCCGCCCATGTTGATAGGTCTTTCACCATCGCCCGTTGGAACAAGAGAAAGTGAGTATGCCCTGAGAAGCGTTGCTCTTTGAGTTGTGGAAACCGCCAGCGGCAAGAGTCCTACGCCAATCGCCCTGAATTTCATGTAGCCAGCTAGTTTTCTATGTGCGCTTAACTGGAACATTTGTTCTTCAACCTGAGAAGGACACCCGTAACCTTGATAATTCCAGGGAACTGCTACGCCGTCATCGGAAGCTTGAACTGAGCAGTCGAACTGCTGGTAAATATTTCCGTTGGCCGTTCCGTTGCCGAAGAACGGTTGCGCGGTTCCGTCTGAGCGTTCGGCAAATGTCATTGAATTTGCTGTGATATTCCAGACCGCCCAGCGTCTTCCGCGCCCGTGAGAAAGAATCTTGCCCGTAAAGCCGGAGTAGGTAATCAGCGGAGAACTGGCAATGTCTTGGGCTGAATCCAGCCACTTATAATCCAACATAAAGACTGTGCGCCCACCGCCAACTAAAGGAACGCCCACAAGAATCATCTTGTCCGCTCGATTGATTCTTACCCAGACCGTATGCCCCAAAGTCCAATCAATCGAAGCCCAGGAAACTTTCCCTGTTCCTGAAGCGTCGGTTTGAATTTCTGGCGTGATTTTTACCGGATCGGAACCCCAGCAGATGTAGAGTCCTGACCGTTCTGCAAACACCGCCCACTCTTCCGTCCAGTCACAGGCGTTCGGCCCGCAAATTCCTATCGTGGCGGAAACCTCATTCACGGCCCATGAAGAAGGTTCGTTGATTCCATCATCGGTCACATAGCAGAGGTAATGGTCTTTGGCGAAGTAGAGATTATTCCTAAGAGGGAACCCGGCTCTGAGTGCCTGCCCGTCGTTGGCTCTGATTTGAACCTGCCCGGTCACAGAATCAAAGGACTCAGGGTTGAAGGCGTGCGAAATCCTTGCCGTGGAATAATTGAACGGGTTGTTTGTCGGGTAAATCTCAATCGAGTCCACAAGGAAAACGCCGTTATTGGTTGGCGTTCCGTCCGCGTAAACCTGAAGGACTAAATCTGCTGGCGGAGAAGCTATTGCAGCCGTAATGACTGCGGAAAATTCAGCGTAAGATGTACCAACTTGGGCTGCTGTTACGGACAATCCGGCGGTCGTTCCTCCGCTGGCACTTTTTAAATTGATATGCAGAGCGCCTTGCACCAATGTATTGTTTCTGGCAACTCTCGCCCTCACTGAATATGAAGTAGCTGATTGAATCTGTGCTACGCCAAGGTAATCTTTGTAGGCAGTCTGCGTTATCAGCCCTCTTATTGCTCCAACTCCGTCGCCCACAATAGCGTAAGCATTTCCCCAGTCAGCAGATAAGCCGGAGGCCGTTGCCGATGCTGCACCAAGCCCGTTTGTCGGATCAAGCGTCCAACCTAGAGGAACATTGACCAGTGACAGGAAGTTAAAGCTAAACCCTCCGTCAAAGGTAAGATTTACAAAGTTTGAGACTTTGTTTCGTTCTCCCAGCCACACGCCACGCGAGTTATAGCCGATATTGAAAGCCGATTCGCCCAGTTCGATCTGGCTGAAGAGATAATTTGCGGAGAATCCTGCCTGCAAAACCGTGTCGCTAAAATCAACCGTTACTGTCGTTGTGGCGTTGTCGCTTATCAGCATGGCTGAACTGAATATCTGAGTTGAACCATTGGGCAGGGAAAAGAAATTTCCCGTTAGCGCGGGAGCGGTTATTGCTGGAGTAAAGAGAAGCAAACGGGCAACAATATTGGCTGGCCCTGTAGGAATCTGAGACGCAATCGCCCTGAGGCTTCCGGCGGAATTCCAGAACCCTGTAACCGAAGCCATAGTGATAAACCCTTGCCGGGTGATAAACGCTACGCTAATTTGATGTCTTCCGGCAGAGATGCTTCCCGCCGCTGAAACCGTGCCGCCGCCAGAAGCGGCCAATCCTGTGACATTCAATACCACCGCAAAACTTGTATTGCTAATAATGTTTCTGATTGTCCATGTTCCGTTGTATCCGGCGACCCCGGCTCCAGCGATCTTCACAAGCTGGCCTAAAACAAAAGAATTTGCAGCCGTGGTGGTTACGATGGTCAACTGAAAAGAGACCGTACCTCCGCCCGATGCAGCGATTCCAAGTGTGGGATTGATGTATTGAAATACGGTCGCACTAAGGACCGCCGAAACGGGCCATGTCCCATCAAAAGCTGTTGCTGTGCCAGCGATCACAACAGTGTCCCCAGCGGCCAATCCAGCAACTCCCGCGCTCAGCGTGACTGTGACGATATTGCCTGTTTCCACATAGCCATTCGGCCCTGCTACCGCGCTCGTAGATTCCTGTCCCAATCCCGGCACACCAGCCGCAGCAACCGTAAAGCTCAAAAGCTCATCAGCCACCACAGGAGGAGCGCCGGGGCCAACCTGTGAGACGCGATCCCAATTCGTATCGTCAAACTGGCGTGGAATATCAAACCCGCCTAGAGAGTTAAAGAATGCCTGATACTCCCTGCCGAATTGCGTGTTTGACTGATAAAACAGGTTTGTATATGGCCGCGAGAAAATCTGACTCAAGGTTCCCTGTGGATTTTCTTTGTAAAGATTCCCCAGAGAGTCCCAAGCCATGAGTCTTTGTGCCAAAGATGGTGTGATATAGCTTTTCAGCCCATTGATGGAAGCATTCACAGGGACAGGAGAGACGTTGAAGGCATTTTTCAGCCCTCCCCGGCTTCTGACTGCCCCTTGTGGAAAAATTACGTCTTGAGCAATTGACGCAGCTCCGGGAGACAGATCAGCCGGAGGAATGGCGGGACAATATCCGCCAAACACTTCCGTTGGAACATCAATTAAATCTGGAAATAGCACGGATTAGATGAGTTTGGTAAATACTGCCATGCCGGTGATGATGTCGCCGGTATATTGAGACTCGTAAGCGCCCGCTGCATGTTCTGTAGTGGCACTCAGGGCGGAAACTTTCAACTTAATGCCCGATGCTGGGTTGATCGTTGCTGGCGTGCCGCTTTTGGTAACAACCGGATCATAGCTAACCAGGTTGGACGCTCCGATAGTTCCGCCGCCCATGCTCCATACATCAATATTTATCAGGCTTGAGCTTTCAACCGCTGCCAGCAATCCAACAAACTGAGGATCAGCGGTAGCGGTCGCAAAGTTTAGCAGGTCTCCGCCGGTAGGATAACTGCCAGACAAAACGACATTGAATGTGACGTAGATGCTTTGAGTGCTGGCATCCACGTTGGTGATTTGTACCTGAGCTGCCATAATTTCTCCTTATAGAAATCTTTGTCTTCCGCCGCGGCCTGAATATGGACCTCTGCGAACCTGTTTTCTCTGCCTTCTACGGACTGAAATCTGCTGCAAAAGGAAAATTTCTTCCATTGCCGAAGCCTTCGCTTCTGGAGCAATCGCGGCTCCCCGGCTGTCGGCAAAAATCTTCGATGAAAAATAAGCTGCTGCGTTCACTACGCCGCGAATCGGAACAGGATCAGTAGGGGCAACTAACTTCTGAAGGTGTTTTTCATACAAAACCTTTATGTCTTGAGACTGAGTTGCTCCACGAAATCGGATGCCGTCGTTCTTCCACTCCCATTCGTTAAGGTAGGTTCCCTGAGAGCACGACGTAAGCCCGCCATTCGGTTGATTCATGGGTAGCCCAAGAGCGTTCGTTGTTCCGTTCTGTCTTTCCCAAATACGAAGCGGCAATATCAGGTCATCGGGAAGCCGTGGTGTACTAGCCAACGTGTTCCCTACACCATTCGGGTAAATTATGTTGCAGCCTGAATCATCAATAATCATCCGCGCCTCCGGGTCAACCGTTGGCACAGTCGGAAGGCCAATCATCCAAACGTCTGTGGTTGAGACTTCCACGCCATACTTGGCAAGCTCAAGCTGGACTCTTTCAAATCCAGCGTTAAGCAAGTCAAAAGTAAATGGCGCGGAATCTGTGATGATGTCGCCGCCCACGACTTCTGAATCGTTCAAGATCGTCCTGATTCGCGTCAGAACGTCTTCACAGGTGTTGTAAGCGGATGAGGCTAAGACTGGCATGGTAAAATCAGGCTATGGAATGCAAACATGAAGTCGTAGAAAGAATTCCCGGTGATTACAGTAACGACCGCCGCTGCATTTCCTGTGGTTTTATTCTCAAAGATTGCCGTGATCTTCATTGGCAAGAACCAGGAGAGTATTGGGGCATATCACGCTCTGGGCTGCTTCGGAACTCCTGAAGCTTGCACCGGATCAGCGTAGCGTTCCGGGTACATCTTCATAGCCCTGTCTCTGGGCTTCATTGCCCTCAGTTCCTCAATACCTTCATCAAGGAATCCGGCGCAATGCGGACAGGAAAGAATGTTCTCTTTGATCTTCGCTCCGCATCCAGGGCAATCAATCAAATTCTGCGGAACGTAACACCACGGTCGTTCTTGGCCCATACGAATACAGGCCCGCCGATGAATGGCGTTGATGTTCTTTTTGTCCTGCTCGTTTCCTGCCCAATAAGCATCACCTTCCGCCACAAGGCGCGCATCTTCCTTCAGAAGGTTCTTTTTGGCCAGTGCGACTTCTTTTGCCTGGACCAGCGTTCTGCAATGGCGTTCAAACTTCTTCCGCAGCGTTTCAACCGCCGCCGATAGCTCAGATTTCCTCTCCTGGATTTCCACAGGCGACACGTCCACCTGCACGATAGCTCCAGACTTCTTGTCTTTCCGCATCTTGTAATCAGGAGCGTTATCGTCAAGGAACTCGATTTCCAATTCCTGTGCGGACAGAAGCTCTTTGGGAACGTCCGGTTCCGCTTCGCACAACAGAAGCCCCCATTTTTCCTTTGTGCCAGTCGATCCCATTGTGTGAGCGGCCGCATCGGAACGAAGTCCTACAACATCCATTGCCAGCGGCCCTGCCTTCAGCCAATGAACGGTTTTTCTCTGGTCGCCAATATCCTGAATCTCAGGGGTAGGATAGACAACCAGCATGGCGAACTCCTCATTCGCTGTCTTGGCAGGAACAACCAAGGTTCCCGATAGTCCGTTGGAGTGGGAGTGTTCTTCCGCGCTCACATTAATAATGATTTTTGCTTGAGACATTCGCAGCCCTCCTAGGCTCGTTTTCAGTGCTTATTGCACAGTTTTGGTAACAAATTCATTTCCCGCAAATGCAGGCATACCGTCTTTCAGGATGTCGCATGTGCGTTTAACAAAACCTTCTTCTTTCCTGATCTCCCGTTGCTCAATCGCGGCTCTCCGTTGCTGAAAGTTGAACCGCTCCGCTCCGCAACGAATCTGGGCAACAATTTCCGCAACCACATCAGCCACAAGTGGCAAGGGCTTTCCATGCGAACTCGCGTCATCGGTGAGCGGATAACACAATTCGTATTCTCCCCTTGCTGGAAACGGCCCCGCAGTGTCAACCGTCATACCCTGAAGGACTTCTTCTCCAGCCTTGCGCCAATTTTCCGGAGAACCGTACTCTTCTGGCGGTCGCCACATTTCCAAATGCCAGCAGTTACCGGGAAGGTATTTGGGAACCATGCGGGTTTCTATCACGCTCTTGTCGAGCTTGATAAATTCCCGCGTTTCCGTGTAACTGGTCAGCTTGTCGCGCAGTGTCGCCCCATATCGGCCCCACTCTTCCCACTGGCCTGTCATGGGGACAATGCGGTTGAATCCCCAGACAACACGGAACATTGGCTCACCAAAGCGGTTTGTTCCGCCCGCTAAGCGAAGAGCTTCGGTAACGTGCTCCGGACATTCGCGGTGCTCCGGTGTTTCTTTTGACGACCGCATTTAGTTGATTGTCCCGGTTGGTTTTTCATCTTCTTTCTTTGGCGCAAGCAGGGCAGACAGTTCATCGTCCAACTGCTTGTCTGCGGCAACCTTCTCCGCGTCACGCTGGGCCAAAACGCGGGTTGCCCCGAATTTGCCAACGTGGACAACAGCAGCATCCGCAGCAAAGCCCTTGCTTACGAGATAGGCAACTGCTTCATCCTCCGGCTTCAGAGGCTCCGGTGCGACTTCCGGCGCGGGTTCGGAAATGGTTAAGGCAGTCTGCACTTTCACGCCGCCGGAATCGGTGCGCTGTACAGAAATGACCGTGGCAGACAATTTGGCTTTCTCCGATGCCAGAGCAATCGGGCCATCACCCTCAAGCACTGACGTGAGGATGTGTGTGCCTTTCTCATCAACATCTTTGGTAGTTACGTGCATCGAATTTCTCCTGAATAAAGTTGAAAACGTGGTGGGCCTAAACCCACCACAGGGTTAATAGTTAGTACCCGCCAACCGGGAGAGCCAGGCCGTCCCAGAAGATACCGAAGCGCGGCTGATCCATGAACACGTTGAAAACCGTGTCAAAGTAGCTGATATAGCCAGCCAGCAAGCCGCCTGACTGCCCATAGAGCTGAAACACGGTCTGCCCGCCTTCTTCAAACAGGTCAACTTCCTTCGTCACGCCGCGCCCCCAATGCTTCAACGCGATTACGTCAATGCGCTGGATCGTGGCATGAATCGAAGTCTTGATAGGAATGCCGCCAAAGGTCTTCGGCGGACGGCGCTTCAACATGTCCTGTGAGTTTTCGCCGGAAATCTGCGCTTGGATGTTCGTAGTCACGGTTATGCCTACGTTCTCCCATGCGGCTTCCTGGTCTACGTTCATGAACGTAACCAGAGGCTCATCAAAATCCACACCCAGAACGCGCCGGAGTTTGTTTTCTCCCAAGCGTCTCAGGGCAGGAGTGATGGTCGCTCCGCCAGCGGCAACGTGCGGGGTTTTCAGGGCTTCAGGATAAGTTGACCGGGCAAGGTTGTTCCAAGATCCCGAGGCCGAATCAACGTGGTTGTACAGCAGACCTTCGAGCGATACCGGGTTGGCTCCGCCTGCTCCCTGTGAAATGTTGATTACCAGAGCATCGCCAACGATTGTGCCAGCGGGCAAAGCGTTCACGGTGATGGTTTTCAACAGCGGATCAACAGCGGTTACGGTGCAAAGACCGCGCGCGGCTGAAGCAAGGCCAGTGGGGTAAACCTGAATGTCCTGGTTGAAGAAGAAAATGTTAGGATTGGCAACTGTGAGCGTGGTTCCACTGATTGCCGCAATGCTATCAAGCTGGCCGGTGCCGTTTGTGTTGTAAACGCAATCCAAGGCCCGCTTGAACATCTTCATTGCTTCAGCAACTTCGCGGACAGCTACATCTTCCACTGCCTTGTCATTGCCCTTGGTCGCATACTCAGCGAGCTTTGATACTTCAAAGGCGAAGCGGAACTGAAGGGTTGAAAGTGTCCCTACGTCCCAGGTTGAACCGGAGCCACGTCCCATATCGTCAAAGTCAGCGGTTCCCTGAGAGAATTTCCCGCCTGGACGAATGAGCTGAGGCAAACGGATGTTTCGGGTTGAGGCGTCAATTACATCGCCTCGCTTGTCGATCATGTCGAGTAGAACGTGCTCCTGCTCATAGGCTGTCGGTACGTTTTTGCGTACCTTTTCCAGTTGCAGGGCTACGCTCTGAATATTTGCTGGAGGTGCCATAGATTTATCCTCGTGATGTCAAAATTTTTGGGATTGGCAATCGCCACACGAGGAGCCGGGGGAACGTGGCCCGGTTAGAAAGGCGTTCACTTTGCTCGTAAATCGCTTATGCCGGAACTGCTTTAAAGCAAATGCTTTCCCGCCAACACTTCAGCGGTTGAAAATGGCGCTCCCTTGCCGCCATCTCTGTACCAACGTCCACCAATCTGCTTGGGGCCTTGGGGAGCGTCTTTCTTGTCGCCAGTATTTCCGGGCCTGCTTACAGGAGGCGCACCAGCGCGGCGCTTCACTGTTTCCCGGTTGTTTTGTACCAACTGCGGTATTTCCTTGCTGAAAACTGTCCTCACCATCCGATTCAATAACCACTGCTGCGACCATGCCGCTTTTTGCAGGTTGACTACTTCATCCAGATTTCTTGATTGATAAGCAGGCTGCAATTTCCTCATGAATGACGGACTCTTACCCAAGAGGCTTTCTACGTTCTTGCGTACCTGCTCAATGATGTCTGCTTTTTTGGCATCCGGAATTACTTTGTTTTCCAGAAGTTTCTTAACCGCCGGATGGCCTTTGATGATGTTGGACTGAAGTTTTTTGGACTCCGCAACAAAACTGGAATGGAACTTCTGGCCGTCCTGTTTATCGCGGTCTTGCTGCTCCTTGGTGAAGTTCTGGCGCTCACGTTGAAGCTGCTGTTCTTGTTCTGACGGCTGCGGTTTGCCTTTTAAATATCCGCCTGCCCAGCCCAGAATCTTGTGTGCCGCAGCAGCGATGGCTTTGGCATCGCCGGATTGAATGGCCTCGTCAAGAATTTCAAATTCACGCGAATTGGCGATTGTCGCGCCAACGATGTTACCCATGACTTCGTTGTAGCTTGAGCGGTCAAGTTGCGCCCATTGCTTCGGGAGGCCACGGAAGAACGAAACAGCGGCTTCCTTGTCATCGCGGAACATGTTTTCAGCGATCCTGGCATGGCCTGGATAATTTCCTTCGCGGTCTTTGGTGTAGAAATCGGAATCGAGCTGCTCCGTCTCTTTGAGGTCAGATTGAAGCTGCTGAAGGTCCTGCAAACCGTTCGGCAGAGCATCACGTAACTGTCTTGCTTCCGCAACCGTGGGAAAGACTTCACGGAAAGCAGCTTCCCGGCGAAAGACAGGTTCAAGCTCTTTTTGCAGTTCCGGATGAGTGGCAAAGGCTTCTTTCAGCTTGGGGTATTTGTTGACCAAGCCCACCATCCGGCGGCCAACGGGAACGCGAAACTCTGAGGCTTCAGGCTCTTCTTTGTCGGCAACTGGCTTATCTTCAACTTTTGTCTCAAGATCGGCGTGTTCTTCGGCTCCGGTGTCTTCAACATCGGAACCATAGCCAAGATCGCCCTCTGCTCCGGATTCAATTACCGCGCCAGGTTCGCCGCCGCCTGCTCCAAGGGCATCAGCCCCAGCAGAAAAGAACATGCCAAAGATCGGAAGTAGCCAAGGAAGAATGAGATGTTTAAACATTTACTGCACTCCTGCCGCTGGAGGTAACTGCTTCCCGTCCGGTTGCGGCGAACCGGGCATGGGTTTCGGTGCTGGCTTCTTGGCTTTTTCAAACGCTATCTGTTGAATGAAAGCATTTGCGTCAACCTTGATGCCTAACTCTTTTTCGAGCCACTGAGCCTGTGCTTCAGGTGGCATGTCTTTCAATGCTGCCGTCACTCCGGCGGTCGCTGGCTTCTCTGCGGGCTGCGGAGGAGGAATCTGCGCGTCATGTTGGGCTTTATGCTGCTTAACGGCCAGCCATCCCATAGGGTTTTCGCGCTTCATCTTCTGCCCCGGTTCGGCGTTCATCCACCATTTGCAACATGCCGATTCAATATCGTGGAAATCGTCAGAATCAACTTCTACCGATGGCGCTATTCCAGCAAGCAGGTCATCGCCTTCGGGGATTTTGGTCAGTTCTGAAATTTCCTTGAGTTGTTTGCGCCATGAATTGAGACCGGGAATCTTCAACTCTGGTATTCCGGTCATCTTGCCAAACAACTCAGCATTCCCCGGCTCTTTTGCTAGAGCTTGGCCGTATGGCGTGTCCATAATCTGCATCATGGTTGCCCGCTGTTGGTTCCACAGTTCCGGAAAATTCTCATCGCCTTCTGGATAGGCTTCTGCTTCGCCTTCAAGAGCAGTTACGTCAACCGATTCAGACTCAAAATCACCCGATTGACCAAATACCGGAATCTTTACTTCGCCATCGGAATGCGCTTCTAAAGAACGGCAGGAAAGCGTCATCACATCGGCATGAGCCTGCTTCAATGGAACGTAGAAGATTCCCATTCTGCCCATTGCCTGATCCCGCTGCATGGCCTGCTGTCCTAGTGTGTCGGGTGCGCCCTGATCCCCGCCAGCGCCGCTCAATGCTGGATAAGTTCCAGACATCTGATCGGCTACCGGCCCCATTAAATCCAGAGTGTGTTTTGCCATGTCCGGCGAGACGGAATCAGCCCTTACCTGCATGATCCTCTGGCGTATGTCACTCCCCGGTGTTAGTGCGACTTCGATTTCTAATCCTGGTGCCGCAGTTTGGTCGTCATCGGCTTCAGATGAGAATGTGTCTGCTGCCCGATAAGTGATTGGGATTCCGTATTCGTAAGTCTCGGCTTCAATGTTGGTGAAGGTGTTAACGCGGTCCTGCACCGACATGGTTGAAGTCCCTACGGCGGGCCTGTGCTGGCCTCTTCCTGGCATGGCATGACAGCTCACAATCGCGTCGTCCATTGATTCGGCTTCAGACGTGCAATAAACCAGCCCTGCAAATTCCACCCGGCAACCACGCGGGAAAATCTCAAGCAATTTTTCTCTCTGATCTTTGTCGTCAATCATCCAAAACGCTGTAGGACGGAACCACACAAAGGCCGTAGTAACTAAATTGGCCATCGCCTGAGAGGTTTGTGTGGGAGCTTTTGCGTTTTCGGAAAGCGAAAGACGTGCGTTACGCTCAAAAACATCATCCGCACCAAAACCCATGCCCGGCTTGATCTGTTCTGCTTTTTCCGTAAACGCAGCGCGCAACGTCGAGTAGTGGATTTCGTCCTCGATAGAGAAGTAATGCCACTGGCTTTGCGATTTTGTGTGTTGTGGGCGCTTGCAATTCAATGCGCCATAAACCGATATGATCTGACGGCCCTTAGGAACGTCTTGTGTTCCGCCTTCTTCCGGCGTAGGGATTGGGCCTTCCTCACTCACGTTCTCTTCGGTTAACGGATGTCCGCATTGAGGGCATGGAACTGGCGGAACAGCTTGGTCGGCTGGAGCAGACCATCCACATTCCGGACATACTATCGAGGACTCAGCATCTACTGCTCCCTGTGAGAGCAAGTGAACCGAATCAATGCCGTACTTTTCGCCATTCTTTACATAGCGCGTCCACCAAGCTATAAATCCGCCTGTCCATGCGTGGTAAGTCTCTTCCTGAAGCATCAACTGCGGAGGATTCCAGCGCTCAATCAGCTTTGTTAGCTTCGTTCGCCCAGCAGCGGTTTCAAGGTCTTTGCTGTCATCCGCATCATTCGGGAAGAATCTCAATCTTGGCGGTGCGCCCGCTACCGCGCCAATCATCATCAAGCCTCTGGCCTGATAGATGTTGGTTACAAACTGAAACCGTGGCATGTCATCGGCTTCAATACCCTGTCCAACTCCGCCCGTTGCGGTCGTGATCGGCTTCCAAGTCTGTTCCGATTTAGACCACCAATCGTATTGCCTGCCAGCCCAATAGTTTTCCGCCTGCTTCACGTCTTTGACTTCAATAAGGCGTGGATAGCGGTCTTCGGCAGAACACTTCTGATAAAGCGTGAGCAGGGCTTTCTGGAGGTCTTCCTGCCCTTCTAGCGGATCATCGCTAGCGGTTTCAGGCTCAGAGCCTTCTCCAAGCTCATCTGTTCCGGCTAATTGTTCTTCGTCGGTCATTAAGCGATAGACAACGGAAGTGGGGAGTTTTTCTTTGCGGTAAAGAAACGGTCGCGCAACGTCTTGGCTGCTGCGGTAAGCTGCGCGTTCGTCGCAAACATGCCATTACGGCCCGCCAGAGAATGACCCCAGCGGGCTTGTCGCTTGGACAGCCAAGGCATTAGCTGGCAGGCTGTACCGGAGTGAATCCCCAGACGCGAACTTTTACTGCGCCCGCTCCGGGGTTAGAAGTCGCGCCAGTAATCAGGATCGCGGTCAGAGCAGAAGTGGTTCCAACACTGGCCGGGGATGCCTGGTTAGCAAGACACGTAGTTCCAGCGGTTAGGGTTGAGTTGGCAGAGCAGAACGCAGATGTTGAACCGGAGATTCCCACTGCCCAGCTTGCGGTAACAGTGATCGTGGTTGTGACACGAGCTGCCGCGCCAATGCCGTAGAAGTTCGTTGGTACTTTCACGGTTGTAGTTGTAGTCAATCCGCTGGTGCTGAGCGTGACAATCCCGGTATCAACCATCCAGAACACTGTTCCGCCGCCTTGCGCGCCTGCATCGGTAATTGCTTCTTCAATACCCAAATCGCCAGAGTTAACAGGTGCGCTTTGGCCATGTGTGTTGTTAATCGTTGCAGTCAGGGTGGCACAAAGAGCCGTTCCGCCTACTCCCAAATTGCCAGCCGGACATGAACCAATGCTTACTCCTGTAGGGGTGATGGTTTCAGCGTTTCCGTCATTGATTGCAACTGGAGTGCTGGTATTGAAAACGCTGGTCAAAGCGATACAGGCTCCATCCGCCAACACGACACAGCTTGAAGGGCCAGCGTAGACGACGATTGAGGTTCCGGACCCGGTTGACGTATTGCCGGAGATGATGGTGGCCTGCCAGTTGCTATATCCCAGAGCGTAGAAGATGCCCCCAATGCGATGAGCAGGGTTATTCTGTTGCGGGTTTCCAGGGAATGTTTGGGCGAATGCTGGGGCAGCCACAAGAAGGGCCGCCAGCACGGTAAAAAGGATTGTGCGAAAGCGTTTCATTTGTTTCTCCTTGGGCTGTTGCCCGTTGAATTTAAGTGCTAAACTCCCGGCCCTCCGAGGCCGTATTCGTCCTCGTCACTCTGACCAGACGAGCCGCCGTGATCCTGTCCCGGCTCTCCGCCGATGTGCTCATGGATGTGAGCCGCGATTCCTTCCGCGTCACCCGTGCTGTGCTCGTGCTTCTCGTGCTGGCCGTCATGGTGCATGATGTGAACCGTTGCACCTTTTGCGTGTGAATGAATGTGAATATGTACGCCATTACCGCCAGAGCCATGTTCAGCTTCTTCGTGGGTTTCTGGCTTATGTTCTGCGCCGTGCTCTTGTCCCATGTGTTTGGCGCGTTGTGGGTTCATTCCGTATGCCATTTATTGCTCCTGTTCGCCGTGTTCTTCGGCTTGGGTTTCGTTGTGGTCTGATTTGAAGAAATTGCAGCAACCTTCCGGCTCTACATTGCCTTGTACTTCAGGGTCGCCTTGAACTGTCGGATGATTGCATTGGGATTGGCCGTCAAAGTGAATGCAGTTCTCGCACTCGAACGGCCCAAGATCGGGAGTGACGTATCCTGCTTGTGCTGTGCCGTCACCCGGTTCCTGATCCTTGCCGCGCTCGTAGATGGTGCTCGCGCCTTTGCCTATATCGCTGTTATTCCAGCTTGGCTTACCGCGTAGGGCAGCAGTTATTCTGTCTTCAGGCAATGCGTCCTCCGTCCGTCTCTTCCAGCCATGCTTTACGCTGGGCTAAACTCATGCCGCGTGGTTTCATGGCGCGTTCTTTCCGTTTGTCCAATGGCACGTCCGCAAGGGTTTCCAGAACTTCGCCGTTATCGCCGCGCTTGGTCACAAAATGACGCTCCAGGTCGCGCACCTTGGCTTCAAGATCGGTGATGCCCAAAAGCCTTTTAAGCCAGTTAATTAGCCGTTGCATTGATCGTTACCGAAGTGCCGCCGGTTACTGTGGTTGGGTTGATTCTGTAAAGCATTCCAGATTGAAGGTTTGGTTCTGCCGCTTGAGTCGATACGCTGGACGCGATAAGAGCAACGCCTACATGCTTCTTCTGCCATGTCGTGCCGCCATCAGTTGAGACTTCAATGTCAACCGTCACGGTAGTCACTCCGCCGTTTGGTACAGCCGTAAGCGTCAGAGTCGATCCGCCAGTGCCAAACTCCTCAGGCACGGTGAATATCTGCGAATTGGCCGTTCCTGATCCGCCCGCAGCCAAAGCATTGACCACGGTAAGCACAAAGCCAGCGTCAAGCGATACAACTTGTGATAGCGGAGTGTTGAGGTAAGGCGGCTGTAATTGTGATGGCATTAGGTTCTCCTAGTTGTTCTGCGGTCGCCAGACACGCCCTAGACCGCCTCTACGTGCGCCACGCCTACGCTGCTCCTGTACTGTGGCTCTGCGGTGTAATTGGGCGACTGAGTTGATGTCGAGGTCTTCTACTTCCTTGCCGTGTTCGGCTGCGTATTGGGCTACTCTGCGCTCAGCAATGACTGTCACAGGCAGCATTGGCGTGTTAACCATGTGCTGAAGTCCCATACGTGAGCCGTCATAAGGATCGTCGCCAACTTCGTTTTCTGAGAAATCAACCTTTAGCACGTCTTCCTGGTTCTCTTCGTCTCTGATGAGAGTTGGTAGGCACTGAATCAGCTTTGGGCAGACATCGGAGATTTGCACCATATCGGAATCAAGTAGCTGACCCCAGAGTCTTGCACCGCTGATACGTGAACCGGGAGAAGAGTCTGCCGGATGAGGTTGTGGGATATGTGGCCCCAATGCGTCTGCTACAAGCTGCATCATGGATTTAGGTAGATTCGGCTTACTTCGTGGGCTTAACTTGCCTGCATCCCAAGAGAATGCGAAAGAGCGTAACTTCTCGTCTCTAGGCGTGGCTTCAGTAATTCTCCGACCCAACTCCGTTTCGCCCACTCGCCTGTCCCACAATTCGCGGTAGATGATGACTTTGCCTGTTTCGCTCTGAGCAAACCAGTAAATCGCGTGCGGATGCTCATATCCCCAATCGCCAGCAATCCAGCGTGTCCACCAAGGCTTGATTTCCTTGGCGGCTTCATCCGCTGTGATGACATGGCGCTTTTCTTCAAACTGCGGGTAGAACTGGCCGGTGTAAATGTTCCAATCGCCACGAGCAACCATTCTCGCCATATCTGGCGGAAGCGTAAGCAAGCGCTCATGGTATCCCTTGGTAATGTGTGGGTTGTCGCTGGCTTTGGCTCGGACAAGAACAAACTGATCTTTGATTGATTCCAGCTCTGGAGGATAGTCTCTGGTAATCCAGTATTTCTTAACCCAAGCGTGTCCAGGTCCGCCGGGGTTTGTGCCAGCAGCAAATTTTGGTCTTTCCACGCCAGGCCAACGTAGCCGAAACCGAAGATCGTCAAAGATTGCCTTTGGGTTTCGCGTAAGCTCATCAACTGCAATAGCCGCAAATTCCGCAGAATAGTATTTGCTGGGATCATCAAGGTTGCGGAGACGAATGATTCCTCCGCCATACTCCGGATTGAGCACGAAGTTGTGGACAGATCCTTCGCGCAACCTGCCAAGCCACTCAGGAAATTCGTATTTAATCTTGGAAACTTGCCGGTCATTTAGTGTTGGATAATCTTCGCAAAACAGGCCTACAGCAGCGTTTCTCAGCCCTAATACGCGATAAAGCCAGATGAGATAAGTGACCAACCACCAACGAAGGATGTACGACTTTCCCCCTCCGGCTTCTCCGCCATAAAGCACGAAGTCTTTTTCGGCAATAGCTTTAAGGAATTCACGCTGGCGCTCAGTTGGGTTTACCAGTTGTTCCAGGCTGGCTGGTTGGGGTTGGGAGGTCACCAAAATCAAGGGGCTTTCGCTGCTCATCTCGCGTCACGTCCGCCAATCCGCCATAGTTCTTCAGAAAGAAAATCAGGGCAGTTGTCTGGCTTGCGCCTTTGATCTGTCCGAGAGCTGATTGATAAAGCCTTCGGCGAACCGAACCTACCCCCTCGTCTTTCCATTCTTTTAGAGAAGCCGCAAAACGTCTCTCGATGGTGTCTTTGGAGCATCCGCAAATCTTTGCAATTTCAGCGGTTGTCAGTTGAGCATTGGCAAGTTCTTGAACTAGTTTTGCGTCAATCTCAATTTGCGGCCTTCCGCCCTTGTTGGGTTCGTCTGCCATTTCAATACGCTGGAAAGCTTCTCTGGTCGGCCACGGGCCTGAATCTAACCTGATTTGCCAATACTGGAGCTTGCACGGTCAAACCTAATCTGTGGTCTATGTTGGCAGGGAGCTTTTCGGGAATGTAGTTATGCACTCGGTGCTCGCGACAGTGAGATCCGTTTATTTGTGCGCTATTCACGGGCAACCTGATTTCGAACATTTGAAGCAGCACATTATCCTTCAGCCAGATCGCCAAACCACGATTGACGAGCGATTGCCCACCAGAGCGTTTTATTCTCCGTGTGGGCTTTTCTGTGGGCTTTTGGTTGGCTTCGAGTACGCCGATTGAGGGCATCAGGGGATTAATAGCTTATCAGTGTGTCCATCGGAACGGACAATGTGATTGCGGCAAATAGTAGCATTCGCCTTTGCCGCTAGACCCGCACCTTGTAATTTATGCAGAGAACAAAATCCACTCCAGCTATCAGATTGCAGTGATTTTGCTTTGTGCGTAGCCTTTTTTCTGCATCCGATAACGCTGCACATCTCGGGATCGTATTGTAGATTCAAGCGCATTTTAAGATGAGTCTGCCCTACCCGTTACCGGGGCTAATCCTTGAATGCGTCAAGGTTATCGCGTGTTTCCATGTGCGAGAGATTTCACCCCCGCTCACGCCTGCAAATGAAGAAGCTTAGGGTTAAGTGGTTTGAGGTTCTCACGAACGCTATTAGTAGCGCAATAGTGGGTTCCAATTGGAATTCAGATGGCAGGTTCTACGTGGAACTAGCCGCAGCGCGGAATGCCTTAGCGTCTTCCCGAATCTGCTTCTGGCGAAGCTTCTCGGCTTCATTGTGGCAATCCTTACAGTAGCGCTGGTTAGGTCCGCGCACCGGCTTTACTTTGCATCCTGAGCAAGCCTCTGAGCGTTTCATCGGGACACCTCGTCGGCCATAATTTCAATAGCTTCGGCAATCATTTCCATCAAACATGCTGGAGCATGGTGTTGGCGTGAGCATAAGTGCTCATGCGTTTTATATCCAAGAGGAGTTTCCCAAAATCCCGCGCTCATGATGGCCTCGTATCTGTTCCGCAGCTCAAACAGAGCCAGTATTTTTGGACAAATCCGCAGTTAATCATCTCTTTGCGTGGCACCATAATCGCGCCACAAACGTGACACGGTGGGCCGTCCAGATCCCCTCTTACTTCTTGCAGGTATCCGCTGGTAAAGGTCACTGGGTTGGCCCCATTCTCAGCGCAACCTCGTGCAGATAATCAGCTTGTGCAACAGCTAATCCAATTTTTTGTGAAATCGCTTTGAGCTGAGAATCTTCCAAGTTGAAATCCCCAAAGGTTGACCTATCAGATATGAAAACATGGGAGATGTCACCGCCCCACCCCATGTAATCGCCGATGATAAGCAGAAGGCGGTCGCAATTCTCGCGCTGCGCTGCAACGCGGCTTGTGCTCGCCATAAAAACCTTATTGCCAAAAACATCTTTCCCAACATATCTACCCGCGCTCATTTGTGGCTCCTGAAGTGGTCTATCTCGGCCCCGGTTGGACTATCACCGAAAGATTCGTCCATTACGAACGTAGTTCCAATCGCTACAATGTCATATCTCGGCAGGCCACAATTAACACACTGCCACTGGAACGGCGGAACATTGGGGATAGGATGTTTGCATTTACAAAGCAGGCTCACGGCTCAGTCCTTTCTGCTACGCGATTTTCTCGGTTTCTTCCGGCTCACTTGGTTAAATTTCATCAGCAGCAGATCCGCCAAACGATATTGGCATTCCTGGCCATCCCAGCCGTCGATGTAGTCTGCTGCTGCTAGCATAGCTTGCCGGTAGCCATACTTGAAATCCTTGATGCGTTGCTCGTTCTTGTAAATCGCGTCTAACTGTCTGCTCATTCAGTCCCTTTCTGCTCGCCAGCTCTCAACCCCAATGGGGGCTGCTTTGATAAGGATAAAAAAGCATCTTTCGCCTCTTCAGGAGTGCCCATTTCTACTGCAATTCCATTTTTGTAGCGCGGGAACAAATAGCTTACTTCCGGCAAGTGGAAAAGACATACGACCACCGTTTCTCCGGATATTACAAACCTGCCAACGATGGGAGGCTGCGATTCTATTCGCGTTCCAAATAGCACAGTCCAGTTAACATTTTTAAGCGACTTATCCGCTTTTATTAGTTCGCACTTGCGAAATGAATGCGGCAAAGTTGCCGATTGCAACAATCCAACTTCAACATCAGGGGAACTTGGTATAAATCCCATATTCACTTCTCCTTATGTGGCTCGCCAGCTCTCAGCTTGGCTACGGCATTTTCCGTTCTCATGTATGCATCACGGTCAATTACAACGCTGGTAGTTGCATAGATGGCAACGCCACGCTCATGAAGCATATTCCACGCATCTATCAACTCCCGCACGTCCCGCTCTCTGGCTTCTAAAGCGGAGGAGATGATCTCGCCGGCCTTGTCTGTGTCAAAGTAAGCATCAGAAGTCAGGTGATAAGCTTCTTCCCTAATCTGCTCTGCAATTTCTCTGGACAGTTTGGTTGCGCTCACAGGTTCTCTCCCGTCTTCCGAATCGCATTTCCTTGCTACTTCGTCCAGATGTTTGGATAGCTTGCCTAGATCGTCAATCATTTGTTTTCCTTCGCGGCCCCGCCTTCTGGCCCTCCATCTCCTGAGGATCGGGCGCGGAAGAATTGGGAGAAGTCGGCCAGATGTTTAATCTCAAATCGGGTAGCACATGCCCAGCACTTGACGCAGTTCACGCCAACAACCAATGCGCAGCCTAAACCCTTTCCATCATTTCCACACTTCGGGCAGCGCGGCTCTGTGGACACTGAGGGCGCGGAATTTGCATCACGCAGAGCCTTTCTGGCTTTAAGATATAGCAATGCATCGGATAACTCCGGCGTGGACACTGAGGGCGTAGGGGAGGGCGCGGCTGGCAGGTTCTTTAAGCACCTGTTCGCTTTTAGGCAGGCTTCATCATCACCTTGGCAAACTCCGCTAAAAGGCCAATCACAGTTCTCGGCCCTCTCTCCCGATGATGAGGATGGGGGCGCGGCTTTGAAATTAGCTAATAGTCCGGCGACTAGCCAGAATGTTGGTGTGTCAAATCCCGCGTTCTGCTGTGACAGCCACTCTGCTGCCTCTGCCGTTCGCCGATCTGGAATTTCTCGGTCTGCCGAATCCGACCTGACCGAATCTTGGTTTTCCAATGACATAATCAATCCTTCCACTGTGCCGACTAAGCACGAATTCTGCTGCCGTTAACCAATCCGCTCCGCGTTTCTCATAGAAGAGAATCAACGTCTTCACTTCTTCGCGGCATTCTTCATCCGTCAAGACTTCTTCTCCTCCGCTGTCTGAGACGCTGGCTCAGGGGTGAGGGCGGCGCGCAATCGCTGCAACAAGAAGTATTCTGGCGTGCCATATTCAGCCTTGCGCTCGGGAATCGTCACCTCTGCCGCCCCGTCACTGCTGTTGTTGTTTTTCGCGGTATCTGCGTTGAATCACCGGATTGAACACGCCCAGCTCATCCATTTGCCGTTGCAATGTATTCCGGTGAATGCCCAGCTTCTGCGCAGCCCAGCACTTGTTACCGTGCGATTCTTTCAACGCTTTGTCGATCATGAATGCCCTTACCTGTCTCACTGCTTTCTCAAGTTCTCCCATTACCGCGCCTCAACTTTCCACACGGCAACAGTCTCAGGCGTTAATCTCTGCACCTTGACATATACGCCACGATGTCTCATTGCTACCGCTAGTCCCTGCCCCGTCGTTGTTGGAAATTCCAAGGCTTTAGAGGTTTGCTTTAGGGCATCCGCAAGCGCATCCCACATCTCTTTCTTTTTGTCATTTTTCTTCGGCGGAATATCTATTTCTTTGAATTCCATAAATCTCCTGTTTTTATTTCCGGGCGGCTTCGGCTGGAAACCTGCCCGGATTAGTCGAAAAATACTCAAGTGTCTGGCCGGTTTTATTCGCTAATAGGCATCAATCTCCTTTCGTTTGGGATTTAAGTAAAGTCTCCGCTTGCTGGCGAAGTTTCTCTGCGTTCTTGTTTGGATCTATGTCAGGGAATACTGTTCGCACGTTCGGCATTGACTTTTTCGGAGCTGCATTTTCAACCTGCTTCAAAAAGTCAGCGGCCAAGTCTGCTTTTCCGTAAAACTTTTCTCCGCCGGCCTCTCGCGCTTTCAGGTTCCGCATTTCGTCCAACGTTGCATTCCCTGGCTGCGGCATCTCCGGTACGCCGCCAAAAATATCTCCCGGCTGAGGAGGCCAGTCGCATTTCTGCGGGTTGGAAAAGTGAGCATTAAACCCTTCACGTATCTGTTCCGGCGACAGCCGCCCGCGATCTATCAGCGACAACTTCCAAAACGCGGTCACTTCCGCCGTGATCTCTTTCCGGTACTGCTGGCCCACTATGTACAGCATTTCCGCTAGGGTTTTGGCCTGTGATTCCGCGTATGATTTCCGCCTTATTTCTAGCGTTGCGCTCTGCGTCTTTGCTAACTTGTCCATTGCCCTTTGGCCCTCCAACCCATTCCAGAATGTGACCGCCCCAGAGATAAAACGGCTCTTCATGCTTCACGCCCGGACTCCGCGCGCGGTTGGCTACGCAGTGCGTAAAATCCTCAACCGTCATGGTTGAATGGCGAGCAAGAATGTTTTTTAGTTGCTTGCCACCTGCTCTATCAAACCAGAGTTCAAACCTAATTTTCGGCTTTGTGAACTTGTCCCAATAGCGGTGCAGGATGTCTACGAAGTGGTGATACCTGATGTCGGTAGTTTTTGGGCCGCGAGCTTTGCGAGCGGATGGCTTGGAAGGTTTTTCTTTTGTATTTTTACCTATACCTAAACCAGAACCTAAACCTAAGGCAGAATCTTGGTCATCGCTTGGCTGAGATTTGGCCAAATTTTGGTCAATAGTTGACTTAGGCCATGTCGGAACCTGCCTTATCCCCTTTGTTTTGTGTGCAGGGTTATACCAGTGAAACTTTTTCCATTGGTCGCCATGCTGCTCTGTAAGCCATTCTGAATAGCGTGGCTCCGGCGGCATCGGGCTTTTCAGATCGACTGCGGTCTTCCATTCCTTGGATCCAGAGTTGGGAGTGTCGAACTGCGCCCACTTACGGCCATTGTGCTCATAAACGAAAACCAGGTGATGCTTTTCGTACTCAACAAATTCAGCTTCTATTTCTTGAGGCGTAGGAGCTGTTCCCCGGAAGGAAACCAGACGATAAGAGATAGACTCAAAGTCCATTTCGATCCGGCTGTACCCATTGGAAAGCAACAGATAGTACCCATAACGCCAGTGAGCAGTGGGCGAGCACTTACGCAACCGCCGACCATTCAAAATCCCGTCAATTTCTAAAAATGCCACCCTACTTCTCCCTCATTACGCCCAAAATTTCAGACTTCCTGAATCGCTTTTACTGTTATTTCTGTGCGCGGGTTTTCCCAATCGCGATCTTTAGTGATTGATACTTTTTTGACCGCAGCGTCCGAATGGATGACCCCTGCGGCAACAAGAGAATCAAGAACGCATTTGCCGAAATTGTCCCCGTCGCCTCTTTGTCCCTTAGCAAGGAAGATTGCAATTTCCACCTCGTACCAGGAGGAAGAAACATGCTTACCTCTGGCAAAAATTCCTGTGGCCGCTTTGAACGCTTTAGCTTCTTTAGTGACATAGTGCCTCCCTGATCGTGTGTGCTTTACGTAGTGGTTCACGCTCGGCGGAACCAGAGGAACAGTAAAAGCGACTTGGTTCATGCTTACTTCCCGGCCCGGTCTGTGCGGACTCCAGATTTCATGCCGTTGGCCCCTCGTACTTCGGTTTAGCGCTTCCTGTGCTCATCTCCATGGCATAGAGTGCAGAGCCATTCGACTGCCAAAGGGCGGCTATAATCCTTGTGATGCGCCTGTAGCTTCCTCTCTTGTCCGCAGCGCGTACACCTGCTCGGCCTAAGTATCTCTCCCCGCTTGACGGCTTGATTGAGCAGATAGCGAGCTTCACGCTTGGGTGACCATTCCCGTTTGCGCGAGTAAATTCGTTCCCGTTCTCGAAACTTCTCGGGATTGGCAGCACGGCCACGCGCCATTGATTCACGGCGTTTTTTGCGATGATTCTCGGGGTCGCGGGTTCGGATAGCACCCGCTCCGTGACATTTCTTGCACTGCGTACCAAGCCCATTCCAGCTGCGCTTTCTCTCATAGTAGTCTCGGCGGGGAACCCAGCGTTGGCAGGTCGGACATAGCCAACATTCCTCGCCATTAATGATTTTCGGATGTTTTCTTTGCATTGGGTCATATTACCCAACTACTCTCCTGAACTCAATAGCCCAAACAAACGGATTAGCCGCCCATGAGTACTTGCCGCCTTCGCGCTTGAGGTTGATTGAGTCCCAGAGCCGCTGATAGCATTCCTTAGCAGTAGTGCCGCTTATTGCGGTTGTTCCGAGTACAGCGAAGCAACCCTTTGCGCTTCCGTCGAATGCCTTCACACCTTCGGCAATGGATTCCTCTTCGCTAATCTCCTGTACCCGCTCAACTCTCACTTTGGTCAATTCAAGAGTGATCCGCGAGGCCCAGCGCGGCATGTGGATGGATGGCCGCCACGTTTCAGGCCAGTAATCAAATGTTGTTGGCTCGGCTGTACCTTCTTTCCATAGGCATTTGTCGCTGTCCCATGTGGCTTTATAGGCGACCGATTGACGGCTCTTCTGGTAAAGGTACTCATCGCCGCCGTAGTATTGCCATGCTTCCCGCACCCAGATATTGCCGCCCGGCCTGCCATAAGGGCATATAATGCCAACCGCATCATTCCGCGTCAGGCGCACCCCATTGCCACAAGTTCGACACGCCCAATCGCCAGCATCCATCATGAAAAATTCTGTGGGGATAGCATGGCCTTCGTATTCCTCGTTGAGTTTGTGATCGCATGGCCCGGGCTGCGGCTTAACTACTCGCCGCGATTGCGTTTTTCTGCCATCAAGAATCGCCCTGACCATCGGGCCTGAAAATAGAATCGGTTTCTCTTGAACTTCAATCGCTGTTGCCGTCATGCTCTCCGCTCCCCCGCCGCCAAACTTAATCTCTGCTCGTTTGCACAAATCCATGAAGCAGGCACTTGGTAGAATCTTTCGCTGCCATCGCCTTACACTGCACGTCCTTGCGACTCTTGAAGTCGCACTGTTTCCCGGCAATCTCTACCGTTCCGTGTTTTTCAATGATTGATTCGCTGGCGTGACGGTCTTTAACGATGCGCTCTTTGCCGGGATCGGCATGGCATAGACACTCGCAGCGTTCATGGCAGGCGCAGGGACACTTGGCGCGGCACTGAATTTCAACACATTTCTTGCAGCGGTCTTTCCAGCCGGAACAGCCGACAATGTCGCCAATAGAATTGCGGTGATTGCAATGAATACCGTTCCAGCACATGTCAGACAGGCTGCGGTTCTGAATTGGATCATCCTGATACTGGTTTACTTTTTGGCGAATCGGCTCGCCTGCCGTCCTGTAAGTTGCCATCAAAATCCCCCTTCATTCATTCCTTGTTCCCGTAGTGATCCTTTGCCATCCTGCTAACTACTTCTGCTATCTTCCGGTTGAAAAGCTCGCTAAATCCCTCAAGCAGTCGCTCTGTGAACTCGGCTTCTTTGGGCATGGTTTCGGATTGTGCCGCCTCTGGTGGCACTCTTTGCATGACGCTATCCCGCACTCCAGACAGTCGCACTTGTTCGCCGCGTGTCGGTTGTGACTCCATTCCATTGACTCCCATGTGATCCGCTTGCCGCAGCGGAAATAAAGTCCAACGCCTTCATGTTGGCAAATCATTTCTCCAGTGCTGGCCTCGCATCTACCAACGCTCCGCTCAAACAACTTTCTGCGCTGCTCCGTCTTGGCTTTGCCGCGCAACCTAAGCCCATGCGTGTGACCGAATAACTCAGGCCGCTTCCGTCTGGGCTTCGTCCTTCTTTGGGGCGGCTTGCTCTGGCGTTTCACGGAACTTGTATTCCTTCGTCTCTGAGCATGTCCATCATTTCGGCATCCGTGTACTTGCCGGTCGCTTTGAGGCTGTCGCGCAACTTTTCTTCGAGCGTCTGGTGTTTGGCCCCGCGCTTGATCTGCTCAAATAGAGCAATGGTTTCCGAGAGGAACTGATTCACTGCTTCTTCCATCTCGGCAATGCGCTTGTCGTCGCGTTCATGCCGGATGATGAGCATTTGCAGGTCTTCATGCTCAATCCGTGGATCGTAGGAAACAAAGTCGCACCACTCGATTTCCGGGCCGCAGCAAGCCATCTGCCAGTTGATCTGATCGAGATATTCTTTTGGTATTGCCCCGGTAGCGAGGTATTCAAGATGCGTGTAGGTTTCAGGGCACTTGATTTCCAGGATGCCATTCGGAGCCACCCATCCGTCTGCGGTCGCTGCTGCACGCGGGTTAGTCGGGTGCATCACCAAACCCAACTGCTCAACTTCTAGGCCTGTGCGGTACTCATATTCCTTGCGCGCCTTGGGTTCATTGTCTACTCCCCAATCCATGGCAGCGGAAACGTAGTGATCTGGAGTTTTGCCAGTGGTCATTTCGGCAATAATCTCCATTTTCAGCTTGCGCCGTGCTGCCAGATCGTGAGTGCCACCCTTCTGCCTGAGGGTTATGGCATCGTTTACCTTGCAACTCGTGATGAGTCCCAAGCGGGCCTGATACCACTCAGGCTGCGGATAGTAAATTCCTAAGACGTTCATTAGCGCACCACGTCTTTCAAGAGCGACTTCTTACGCTCATCTTTCAGGCGATTGAACTCTTCCATCGCCGTGCTGTCGCCAATCTTTTTGGCCTCTCCGTATGAGGCGTGCCAATGGTCATGCAACTCTTTCACAGTGCTGCATTTCGGGAAGAATGCGCAGCGTTCCTTGTATTCGGTTTCGTCCATGCGCTGCGTGGGCTTTGCACTATTCGCGCCAGCCGCGTTGCCGTCATCGTCCAGGTTGGCATCGCTCGAAGCGATCCCGCAGATGGATTCAAACGTGCACGCCTTCAAATAAGTGATCGCTGATTTAATTTCCTGAATTGGGTTTTTTGAGCCGGATTTATCAGGCCCGCAGACCATGGAAACCGAATCAGAATGACCCGCTTCGTGCTTCATAATGCAGGTCACTTTTATCGCTGGCGCGGCGGACTGGTCGATTGTCCAGCTTGCGCTCAGCCGGTGCTGACTCAGGAAAGGCGTTACAGTGCTGATTAGGTTTCCCAGAGACGTATATTTCGAGCCGTACTGCTTGTTGCTCTTGTCTTTGCCAACGTGAATATCGTGGGCCTTAAATGCTGACATTGCCGCGTTGTACAGCTTCTCGGCTTCATGGGCCTCTTGTTCGCGGATGAAGGCCATCACGTCTTTCATCTGCTCCAGGCTGGCTCCCCGTTCAATCAGGCGGTCCATAATTGCGATGGATGTATTGGCAATCGGCGCAATGGCCACAGGTGGCATTGCCGGTGTGCGCTCAATCGCGTTTGTTTTTTCGGGTGAAACTACTTCAAACTGTGCTTCAATCTGCGTTTCCATCGTTTCGTCCTCCGTTATTGCTTTCCGGCTCCCGCCCAAAATTCACTCCGCTGGTTCGTATGTGGCAGCGAATATGTCTGGTTTGCAGGGGTAAAATTCGGGAATTACATACATAACTCCCTAACTCCTTAAAAGTCATGACGATTTCACTTCAACAAAACCGGAGCACCGACAGCCGCCACAACGACCACTGCGAAGGCATTGCCCTTGGTCGTTGTGGTAGCCCTCATGGTCACCGCACTTACACATGCGCGGCCCCGGTGGGTCGTAGCACCAACTTGGTACGTAAGGCGAGTCATCAGGCGGCCCCGGATTTGAGCGGCTTACTTCTCCGGGCATTAGGCGCGCCTTTCTTCTTGGTTCTCGGATTCCAGTTCAATGAGAACCACGTCTGCCATTTTGCGGTCGTAATCATCCCCTACTCCAAGCCGAATGGCTGCTTGATGCAGCGAACGCTTCATGTCTCCGCTGTAGGGCTGCCCATTGTGCTGGCTAAGTTTTTCAGCCAATGGATGAAGAGTCTCAATCTTCCACAGTTGGAACGCGCAAGCTTCCGCTGTCTCTTTATCGGGCCTGATCGCTGCCACATCTCCATTTTTATCTTTCACCACAAAACTGCCGCCAAGTTGCGAAATCTGTACTCTCATGCTGCCCTCCAATTTACTTCTGTTTTTTCGTCTTCTTCCGCTTGCGCGGCTTCGGTTGTTTTGATTTTGGCCGATAGTTCAGAACCACATCGGCAATCGCGTCCAGTTCTTTCGGCGGTTCACGGTCAATCGTTATGCCGTGATGGAATGCTGCATCTTTACCGGGCGTATGGCGTAGTTTCATGCGGTCAGCCTTTCGTAAGTCAGCCGCTTTCCGCTGATGGCTCCAACCATGCTGTCCAGCCGCTCGGTTGTGTGGTTCTTTACATTGCCTTCGTTCAGCCGCCATGCAAATTCATCCGTGTAGCGGCCAACATGCTTGGGGCTGATGTGATGGAAGGTTCCGTAAACTCCCCGCTTGAGCACCGCCCAAACGGATTCAATGCTGTTAGTGGTAGCCACTCCCCGCGAGTACTCGCCAGCCGAATGATTGACGGATTCATGCTTGAAAAACAGACCGTCAAGGTCAGAGAACACGATACCGTCATCGGTATAGAGTTGCGTACCAAGTTCGATGTTGCTGTGAATCTGCTCTGTGACGGCTTGCATAGTGCGCTCATTCATCGGGGCAAGGATGGTGCGACCGTCACGCTCCCGCATTCCAAGCACAGCAGTTTTGCCGACAGCACCGCGACCAGCTTTCAGTTTTTTGTGCTCATGCTTGTTCCGTTCCTTGCCGCCGATGAAACACTCGTCAAGTTCCACGATGCCCTTCAATTTTGTGAGCTTCGGGCCTCCGCAAGCCTCACGTATCCGATGGAGAACAAACCACGCGCTCTTTTGCGTGATGCCGATTTCCTTCGCCAGTTGCAGCGAACTGATGCCCTTACGGGCTGTAACCAGCAGGTACATGGCATAAAGCCACTTGTGAAGCGGGACATGGGAACGCTCAAAGATAGTTCCCGTTCTGATGGTGAAGTCGATCTGACAAGCATTGCAGCGATAGAAGCCACCTTTGCGGGTAGTGATTCTTTCGCTGGCCTTGCAAGCGGGACAGACAGGGCCATCGGGCCAAAGGCGGGACTCAAGATAGAGCCGCGCAGATTCGGCAGTCGGGAACATCTCGAAAAGTTGGAATGTGCTGATTGTCGAGCGACTCATTCTTCCTCCACGGAACGGCCATTGTTATCCCGAAGGCCAGCACCAGCCATTGAACGATTCGCAAACTCAGGCAGTCTGAGCTTATTGATGGCCCACGCGACAAATGAATCACGCCTGTCGTACCCGCCCTCTTTGGGCTGGCCGTCAAACTTGAGAAAGTACAGGTACTTCCAAGCTCTGTGTGGGCCAGTTGCGCGTATCCATGTACCTTCAATTATTACAGTGGCGTTCCGTTCCTCGACGCGGAAATGGTCTGAGCGTCCATCGGCATGTTCCCGCGCCTTTATCTCTTTGGCGAGGGTTTTTTGTGTGATTACCATAACGTCCTCCATGCCTTTAAATATACTTGACTCCCGCACTGTTGTCAAGGGATTTAAGTATATAATTCCCTAAAATTCGCCCTTCACGCCTTTGATAATCCAGTCGCCCTCAGACGCGATATGGAAACCATTGCCGCTTTCCAGAGTCTTAATGCACGGCTGACCTTCACTGTTGCGGCACCATTTGTCATGCGGCACAAACCGGCATAACTCCAAATCGTCCTCTGGGCCGCGCCACTGAATTGCCTCAATAACCACTGGTTTCTTTCTGAATTTCGCCATCACTTTCCTCCAGTCTGTTTGCTCAGGTACTCGCTCACCGCCCGACTATTCGCTCTGCATCCACTCGTTAACTGCTTTGATCACGCATTCTTGGCCGCAATAATGTTTGAATCCATGGCGATTCGATTCCTGCACTGAAGTCCAGTGACGAACCGTAATAGCGGCACCATCCCAAACAGCCAGAAACCAGTGATTCGTTGTCTGCTTGAGTTTGCCGCACGTATCGCAAGAAAATTGCTCCGTAACTGCCATCTCAGAAGCCCTCCACTGCCCAATAGGTCAGCAACATCACAACCGCAGCCACAGCCAAAAGAGCAATCACTCCTGCCCAGCTAAAACGCTGCTGCTTCGGCCGATTTGCCGCAATGATCTTTTCCGCGCTCTCAATGAACTTGCGGTCAGCCTCGGAGTCGGTTTCTTTGGCCGGGAACTGCTTAGGGAAATGGAATCTCATGTGAGCGTCTGCCCAAAGCTCTCCTGCTTCTGTATCTGAGAAATTCCGTTCGTTGTTTCGCCGTGTCTCTAACATGAAATCCTCCATGGCATTGTCCAGAGAGATCAGGCTGGGATCGAAGAGGGGCTTCATGCGCCAACCCTTTCCTTCGCGGCAACTGCTTCAAGGGTTGAAACCAGAACTTCTTCGCTCACCTTTTCGCACTTGATTTCAAAGAAGCCAGTTTTCAATCCATCGCTTGAACTGAATTGCACTTTGATGTTGTCGGCAGGAATGCGCTCACCGAAGAGGGAGAACAATTTGTCCTTAGCCCAAACTTCAATCTCATTTAGGCGTTTACGCTCTGCCCTGAAGCGTGCGCTCTCTGCTATGTTGGCCTCGTATGCGGCTATCTCTTCTTGCGATACGAGATCGGGAATGATCTGAGTGCGGTCATACCATCTCTCGTAGCCATTAATGCGTAACCCGTCAGAAATGCGAAACCTGTCAATATCAGGCTTGTCTCCCCAGTACCATTCGCTTACGACGATCTGAGTGCGCGTCACTTTGCCCACCTTGCGAACGCGTGGCTTCTCGCTGCGATACTGCGTCTTTATGTAGTCGCCTGCTTTAATGCTGCTCAAAAACTCTGACATTGCTCAGTACCTCCCGTTGCTTTCAAACTTCGGATCGGGCAAATTGCTGGCTTCTATGGCTTCGCCTTCTTCGGCAGCGGCTAGTTCTTCAAGGCGGTATTGCTCGGCCAACTCGCGGCGTTCCATCTCGGCAAGAATGAGCGGGATGAGGCGTTCACGGCGTTCGGCATCGTCTTTCCCAAGAACGCAATATGCATCACTAATGGCCCACGCATCTGGGCTTTCATGGCGTCCAAAGTCAAGCGGATGGCTGAAATGTTCCTCTACAGCAAACTCGTCTATCTGTTTGAAGGGATGCTCCGCCGATGCCAGACCGACAAGACAGCAGCAAGAGCGATAAGAGAGCTTGCCATCCTGAGCGTGTGCCAAGAGAGCGGCCAATTTCTCATCCGTGTACGCTGTCTGCAAAAACTTCACAATGTTTTCAGTGCTCATTGCTCATATCCTTTCGTAACTAAGCCCACAATCTCTGAGGCGAGTAAGTAGAGCGGCGAGTACGACGGGCACCCGCCGCCTAAGTAAGCACTCGTGTTTTTCCTGGTTAAGTGGGTATCACTGTTGGTATTGGTGAGCGGCTTTCGGGCGCAACCATCGCCAGTCTTAAGCCTGACTTCTCCCGCTCCGCTCTCATGGTTCACCGCCTTTGTTGGTTGGTCTTGTTGCGGGGCAACGTCTAAAATGTTCTGTGTGCTGGCTGCTTCTTCAAGCATGTTGTCCACATCGCTGCTGAACACACGCGGGAATTCTTCTGGACTCAGCCCTAATCTTCCCCAGCGTTCACGAACCAAAAGTTCTGCTTGAGTGAGGGTCATTGGGCACCTGCTTTCTCAATGACCTTCATTCCCGCAGCGCATTCGTCGCAGGCGTAGGAAAATTCATGGTTTCTAAAAAGCTGGTGCTTCAGCGCGGAGAGCATGTCATCGTAGGAGTTGACGGCGCGGACAACGTAATCACGCTGCGCTCTGGTTTCCTTAGCGCGTTCATCTCCGTAGAGGTTCAATACCAGTTGGCCTGCATCGTCAAGAATGTCGTCGCCATAATCGCCACCCTGCAAAGGCAACTCGAACGGGGCGCGTGTGGCTTCAGGTGTCGATGGATTGGGTGTCATGCGCCCACCTTTTGCATTGGAATTGGACCTTCGCCCTTTGCCCACTGGCGCAACGCATCCAAATCAAACCATCCAAAGTAGTTCCGTTGCTGCTCCATTGGGTTAAGCCAGAAAATCAGCTTGCCATCTTTACGGCGCGGACTCAGGGCGAAGTATCGTTTGCCAGCATCGGCAAGCTCTTTCTCTATTCCGCTGGCTTCAACCTCTTGACGTATTTCATGCGCTTCGCGGTCAGATTTTTCCCACATCGCCAGCGTCTCTTTTGGCAGTTTTGACGCGATGGCAATTTTCAGTCCCGCATTTTGGAACACGCCGCCGCCAGCAAGGAATATCGCCGCGTCTTTCGCCAGAATGCGCTCAAACAGAGTGCGAAGTTTTTCTTGTTCCCCTGCATCCATGCTTATGACAGCAAAATCACCGTCACTCCATGCCGCCGCCAGCGTATTGCTCCATGTTGATAGTTCGCTGGCGTAATGCTTGAGAATCTGCGCGCCATCGCGTTCGTATGGCGTAAAGAAAAACCCCTGCACTGGCGTTTTGTTGAGGTCGCCAGAAATCCATCCAAGGGTGGTCGGAACATTGCGGATAATGCGCTTTTCCAGCCCATAGATGGAAAGCCCATTGGTAATCCCGAACGCTTGTTGAATCTGCTTGATGCCCCATTCGTGCTCAGCGGTGAAATCAGCGGACAAATCCACGCCAATATCACCAACAAATTTAGGTTCACTACCTCGTCTCATATCCTTCCTACCCTTTCTTGAAACTCAATGTGGGGGCCGGATTGCCTACTTGCGAAATGAGTGAATGAACTCTAAAAACCTCATCAGGAATGTCAGAAACGCCATAGTTCTGGCTAAAGTGATCTTTAATTTCTTTCGGCTCATTGGCTTGCGTCTGCTCATTGAAATCCTCCATAGGAATCCAAGAGCCAGCCTGCTCCGCGTAAACGGGCAGAACTCCTTCTTTGGCAATCCACTTTCCTGCTCTATTTCTCGGTCGTACAAGTGCTTCTTTTGCGGCTTTTGCGGCGAGTAGTGGGCGGGTTTTTTCTTTGTGGCACTCGTGGCATAGAACTTGGCACTTGGCCAGTTCCGCGATTCGGCGTGGATTTTGAGGGGAAAGGCTCCAGAGAGCGCGAGGGTTGAGATGCTTTTCTTCTGGGTTTCTGTGGTCTACTTCAAGGCGTTCCCATGAGCCACACTTGCAGCACGGCCCATTCATGGAGAGCCATTCCTGCCGTCTCTGGGTTATCCACTTTGCTTGGTAGCTTTTGAGGTATTCCCGCCGGGAGCGGGAGCGAACGGCTTCGGGCGTGTTGCTATAGCCTTTTGGCCGAAGGGCTGCACTCTGCGTATTGTGGGTAGAAGCGTCCAAAACCGCTATTCCTTGCGGTTTTGGGCTTCATGGTGAGCGCGGTGAGAATCGAACTCACGACCCACGCCTTAAAAGGGCGTTGCTCACAGAAACAAGGCGATGGGTCGTAAACCGCTTTTACCGAAGAAGCCCAAAACTCGGGTTAACTTGCTTTCAGTCCTTCAGCCTCAGCAAAACGCCTGAGGGCCATGCGGAGAATTTCACTCGCGCTCTTTAGACCATGCTTCTTGCGACCGGCGTTGACAATTTCCATCTCCTCAGCGGTCGGCACAATGGCTATCTTCGGCATGATCTTGGATTTGGTTTTCCCTTTACTCATTGTTTCGTTAGAGTATCCAATTTGGATATTGGATGTCAATGGCAAAGTGAAAACTTTATTCGCTTTAGAATCAACAACTCTGGTTTTATCCGGCATTTTCCACATCCTTGCGCTTGCCCGTAGACTTCGGGGCGATTTTCTCCAGTGCGTCCAGCTTCGCGGTCGCGCGGATGCGGGAATAATACCGACTCATTTTGATGGCGGAGTGTCCGCCAATCGAGATCACGGTCTCATCGGCGGCACCCGATTCGAACAGCTTGGTAAAACACTGGTTTCTTAGTGTCCCTGGTTTAAGCCAGTCGTAATCTGGCCCCAAGACCTTGCGCATGGAACGGAAAGCAGAGCGAATAAAGAACGGGCTGGCTGGGCGGTTAACGTCATACTCGCCCTTTTTGATTCGGAACGGGAACAGGAAATGGTCGGGCTTATACGCTCCCAATTCCTTTGCTCTTTTCAGCAGCCGCGTCATCTGCTTAAAGGCTACTGAGTTCAAGGGGATATTGCGCGGCCTGAAATCGGTCTTGTTGGAGACCACCATCAACAAGGGAGGCTTATGCTCCAAGTCGATATGCTTGAGTTGAATCCGCCGCAGTTCGATGCCGTGAGCGGTCGTATTGTTTGTCAGGCTGGTAGCCCAATAAGCTACTGACCAGTTTGGATTGCTGGAGACCACACGGAAAAACTTCTCTTCCTCTTCAACCGTCAGAACGCGCGGCGGTCCGGATTCCTTTACTTTTAGCGGCTTGTAATGCTTCTCGATTAAGTCCCACAGCCCGGCCATTTCCATGATCTGCTTCAGGGTATTGATTTCATGGTTAATACACCATGCCCCGGCCCCCCGCTTGCCTTCCTTGGGGTCTTTGCGCTGGCGTTCCTTGCGGAATTCCATGACATGGCCTATGTGAATCTCTGATAGCTTCGTCCCTTTGAACTTCTTGGATAGTGAACGGATGTAAAACTCATAGTCCTTAAATGTACGTTCACTAATGTCTTCTTTATGCAGCTCCAGCCAGACTGCGGCGGCTGCTTCAAATGGCATCGTCTGTAACTCGTGTGGAGATTGCATGAGGATGGCCCTCGTCTGGTCAGCACGAAGGGCGAATTCGTCTGACCTGAATGCACCGAATTCTAAAACAGTTTGCTTTTGCTTCGCTACCGCAAAATCTTGTGGTACTAACTCTGGCAGAACGCTAGTAGCTGGATTTCTTGCGGAGTGAACTGGTTTCTTTTGTGAAGGATCGGGAAGCGATGGAACAGCCCAAAGGCTGAGGGTAGATGAATGCTGCATAGTCGTTGATTTCCTTTATAAAAATTAACCATGAATTTTTGTCACTTTTATCGGTCTTGCGACTCGGGGCAGCGGGGTATGAAATGTATAAGCTGCCTGAGCCGGAGAGAATTATTGCACACTTTAGGCTTTTGCGCTAATGTCCACAGAAATATTTTCAAGAGGGCTTGACAGACTTTAGGCAGTTGTACTAAAGTAAAAATCGTGGCAATGAGAGTTGACGATCCGCGCCGATGCCGAATCTGCTTGCGCATTATGTTTCACCGCGACGGATGTCCACTAGGCAGCGATGGCGCGATCTTGCCTCGGTTGACGGAAGACCAGATTCATACGCTGGCAGTAGCGTTGGCGGTACTGAGAGACAACATCATTGAGCGCGACGGAGACCTCAGGCTGTGTCCGCAAATTGATGAGCTGGGCGACAAGATTCTGCAATCAGAGTGGTACAGGAAAGTGGTTCTAGGAGTTGAGCGTAAATGAGTGGGATTGCTTTAAAATCCGAGGGCATGACACCCATTGTTGAGGAAACAGTCCGCAAGTGGAAATGCCGTCACTGTAAGCACAGGTGGCAGATTGACAACCTTGAGGCCATCCTGAAACCAGAACTACGCCCAAAGCAATGCCCTAACCGGAAATGCAGGGCGATGGATTGGGACAGGCCGAAGAAACTGGAGGGACGGCCCAAGGGTAAGCCCAAGCGAGGTAAAAAATGATCGTGTACAAAGAAATCAAGAACGGCAACAACGAAATCATCCAGGTTGGCGTGTATCTGGAGAATCAGCGCGTCGGCTCAATCGAAAAAGAGGTTGGAGGCTGGCGTTATGTTCCGAAGGGTAAGAGTGATGGCGGAGAATTGCTGCCGAGTATCCATGCCGTAAAGCGCTCACTGGAATCGGAATAGTTGAGCCGGGGTACGCTCCCATAACCAAGGAAGGGAAGGAACAAAAATGAGCAAGAAGCATGTAGTTAACGGCGACCAGCAGAATGGTTGGTATTGTTACGCTTGCGACTTCTTCACGCGGGATGTTGCGGAAGCCGCCGCGCACGACGCAATGAAAACAGGGCTTGATGATGGCCCACCAAATTCAATCATCCGACATGAACGCGGCGAAAAGCCACAACTGAATCCTGCCAAGGCCGCTCTAGGCCACATGTTGAAGCTGGTCGAGGATGGCGTGTTGGTGCGCAACACGAAAGACGATGGCAACATGACGGCATTCGTTGAGCAATCTGTCCGGCTAACCAGAGTGCTTAAACAGGCACAAGAAGCACTCGCGTAACCGGGCGCTGCCCAGCCGGCCCGTTAGGAGGGAGAAGTAGCAATGGCGAATCCGGTAAAAGTGATCGAAGTTCAGAAGTTCAAGATGGTTGAGAAATATTTTCAGCTACAAACTCGGCAAGCTGGCACTTGTGGGCACAAACATACAACAGCAAAACAGGCAGAAGGATGTCGGAAAAGGATGGAAGAAAAATGGCTCGAGTGGAGATACGGACGTGCTGCGAAGAAAACCTCCCGTTTAAGCTCGAATTCAGCGGAGAGGGAGAATCTTTTGAATGCCCAGATTGCGGAACCGTCTGGGCGCGCATCGGGGGCAACTGGGAAAATGTGATCGACGGAGAGTGATGGCCCCCCGGTGAGGCCCAAGAAAGCGAGCAGAGGGAAACTATGGAAAAGTTAGCACCGATTGCGATTCCTCCAGATAGACAAAAAGCCTATGACTTTATAAACCGCAACCCTTCAATGCCGCAATCGGAACGCTTACTCAAATTCGCGGCAGAGCAGAATGCCCAGCTAATCGAGCTACTGGAAGCCTACCGCAACAAACGCAAGGTGGACGGCGGGAATGTGCCTACGCCAAGAGTATGGGATGCCCAAGAGCACTACAAGTGGTCGTTGGAAGTTGAACGGCTGGAATCGAAGTTTGGCCGGGGGAGAATAAAAACAGATGACAACCTTAACCCTAATCCGCGATAATAAGGGGCATGAAAACCCTACGCTTATTTGCAATTCTTACCGTTCTCGCCGTTACTTCTTGGGGTGCGTGCCATGCATCTCACACCCGCAAACTGAAACAGCAATCGAATCTGGACGGCCCACGCTGTTTGCCTCCGCCGGCGCTTTGTCCTTTGAGGTGAAAGCATGATGGCCGCTTACTCTCCGTGGGCGGCCGAATTTCTGCTTGAGTGCATCGGCACTGTCCTCTACCTGAAAAGTAACAAACTCCTCGCCGCCATTTTTTACGTCTCTGCAATTTCTGACATGGCCCTGATTTTTCTCTTCGGCGGTCCGCGCTACGTTACCGCATCCTGGTCACAGATTGCCATCAAAGAGTTGATGCTGATCTGGCTGGCCTGCTCCATCTGTGGCATGTTCGTTGCCGAGCGCCGAAAGTCCTTCGCTACCATCTCAGCCGCTTTCCTCTCTCTGGCCGCTGGATCTTTGATTACGGTGTTTTCCGCGAACGGAGAAACGCTGAAAGACAAGCTCTTGGATGGAGAGATAGCTGCGAACATGATTCTTTTGGGAATGGTGTTTGTGGGCTGGGTTTCACGCAAAGACCGGCTGGACTCAACATGGAAGTGCATCACGGCAGGCTTTATGGTGATGGTGGGCAGTGATCTTGTTTTCACGATCCTGTGGACGTTCTGGGATGGAGCAAGGCACTGGTATCCGTTGGGAGTTGTTGCGGCCTATCTGATCTGGGTAGCAGGGCCAATGAGAAAGGTACGCTTGGGCGAGTTCCGCGTGAGCTTGGGCCACAAGATTGCTGAGAGTCAGAAAGTGAGCGTGATGTGATGTGTAAGTCGCATAGCACGGTGTTGGTGCCAATACCAGATTTTATTAAGGCCGATCCGCTTTGTTCGGCGGCTGACAATCCAGAGGTTTTCGATGGTGGCGAATATGCCATTGATGGCGAAGGTCGGCAATGTTTCGTTATTGATGCCTGCTTAGTGCCAGCCCTGCAAGCTCTCTGGGCGGCTGGTATCAAAACTAGCGGCTGCTGCTGTGGACATGGCAGCGGCTCTGGCATTATAGGACTTGTCACCGATTACGACCGCAATGGTGAGCATTTGATGGAAGCCCCTCCATACAAACTCATTGAAGTAGTTGAGCGTCGTCGCCATGAGAACGCAGCCTATGAACGTGGTCGCCACGATGGAATGGTACAGGCTGGACGGGAAGATATGTGGCTCAATGAAAAAGCGCAGAATTAGCCGCATGCATCGCCGCCGAGCACGAATGAAAATGCGCAACGCTGGCAAGCGAAATAAGGGAGTTCGGGATCACAGTCGCCCACGCCCAAATGGAATGAAAATTCGAGTCAAGGGATGAGGCGTGGCTTTCCAGTAGTGGAAGAGATGAGGATGGACTAGATGCAGTGCCCTAAATGTTTGCACGTTTTTCGCGTGCCTACAAAGCACAAGATTAAGGAACAGCCTGAATATGGCAAGTGCGCTCGGTGTGGAGGTCAATTTCAGCGAAAGACATCAGCCACAACTATGGGTATGAAATTTTGTAGCGCGGCCTGTGCCAACGCTTACGCTTCAAGCGCGGCCCAGCCTACGGGCATGAAAGGACGGTAGAGGGAATGGCAAACTTACCCAAAACAGAAAAGTGTCCCTATTGCGGAGCCGAACGCCAGATTCCAATGTATGCGTATGCTCACTGGAATGATTTGTTCACAGTTACATGCGAAAACAAGGCTTGCGGAAAGACTTACTCATTCTTTCAGGGAACCACAGCCGAAATAGTTCAGCGCAAGAAGTCCAAGGCAGAGCTGGCAGGTAAGGATAGCGGGGATAGCGGAGAGTATGGCCGACACGCTGGTAATGATTCCACAAGAGCATGGCTCTGATAGTTGTTTTTGCGGCGATTACCGTTCTCAGCACAAACCTAAGTGTTTCTGTGGCTGTAAGGCGTTTCAGTTTTCACGGAAGGCCAACGCCGCCGAACTAGCACACTGGAAACAATACCACGAATACAGGTGCTTTGCCGGCTTGCCCGGATGCGACTGCTACGGAACATTTGAAAGATTGAAGCGCGGGTGAGGGCACAGAGGAGCGTATAAGGTCAATGGCGGGGCAGAACTAGAAAAAGCAGTTTTAGCAAATATATTTGGTTTAGTTTCAACGCGCATTTCTTCTGAGTGCGCGTTTTCTCATTCTCAGACCCGCATGGATACTGTGGATTTCTCAAGTCAAGTAGGCGAAAGTCCTCTCGCTGGCGTAGAGATGAGCGTCAAACCCGCATGAATACAGGCGAAAACGCAAAAGTCGTTTTCTATAATGGATGTAGATTGTATGGAGCAATCTAACAATGCCAAAACAGAAAACGACCAAGACGATTATACGGTACTGGCACCCAAGGCTAGGCGGCTGGTATCACGCTACCCTTATCCGCTCTGGCTACAAATGGGCTGTGGTGCAAGAGCTGGTATCACCCAAGCGGCACCGCGTGGCGATCTCCGATGTGAAGGAGGTCGCATGAACTACATGGAAGTATTGACGGAGCAGGATGCCGTAGCTCTGGTTCAACTGCTGGCCGAAACCTTTAAGGTGAAAGCGCCAGCCCTCAGATTCAACGCGCGTAATCGGCGCGGCTACTACTACCCCAGCAAGAAAGCTATCAGCCTGTCACGGTCGCCCAAAGCTAAGACGGTCGTGCATGAGTTCGCCCATTACCTTGACCACGTAGAGACGGGCCGGTCATCAGGCAGACAGGCCAATGATCGGGAATGGCACAGCCAAGGCTTCTACTATAAACTGCGTAAGATCGTGCTGACCTGTGGCGGCGAGTATCCGTGGAATATGGAGTACAGGCAGATTGCGAAATGGGCCGCGAAGGATACGGCGCTCACTGTCCCGCCGAAGGAGGCGCCATAGAATCAGTGTCCGTTAGCGTTCCCTGTGGTCTTGTCGTAGCTCCGCAGTACTCCCATGCCCAACATGCTCAATAAAAGCGTCATGAGCTGGCCTATATCCAGCACAGGGGCAGATACAGGGTGGCCGAATAGCGCGGAAAGCCATTGCCCAACCGGGGAAATGATGTACTGATAGGCAAGGGCTGATCCGCATACCCATCCGATGAACGGTCGCCAGCCTGCTACAAAAATGCTATTGCTGGCAGCTTCGGTTTTGTCCACTTCAAGCTGTCCGGTGATCTGGGCAAGCTCGCCGGCTGTCTGCATTTGCAGGAGTTGGGCTTTTGCTGCATCGTTAGCAGCCTTATCGGGCAGGATGCGGTCAATTACCTTGCCCCCTAGATCGAGAGCGGCTGTTATGGGATCGAATGCCATTAGAATTTCCTCTTAATTTCAGTGACGGCCTTCTGCTCTTCTGCTTTGGCTTTGCCGAAAAGGGCCAAAACTTTGTCTTTGAGCAGATCAATCAGGTTATAGTTGAGAAAGTATTCAGCGAGTGAAGTAGCCACGCCGCCGCTTACGAGTGAGATCAAAATTGCTTTAATCATGGTTTTCTCCTGTTTTTGCGGAAACTTGTTATGGCCTTCGCTTCTTTATGCGTGGCCCTGAATGCCTGAAATTGAATAAAATTGCGGCCTCTTTTGTCCTGCACAATGCGAAAGTTCATGCGGTGCAAAAGGCCACAATCACAGCACTGCATGATGTAGTTGCGGCGTACAGGTTGAACCCACTCGCCAGCTTTCACTTGGGTGCATTTCATAGCGAACTATCCTTGAAATTCCAGTAGCAGGGCTGTTCCAGAGTCTTTTCCCGGTCAATCGAGCCGTCTGCCTTGTAGAAAATCGGTGTTTCTGCTCCCCCAAGGTAGTCTCTGAGCTGCTGAAGAAAATCTTCGTCTGCGGTCTTGGCTACCTTGTGGTTGAAGG